CCTAGCGCCGTCTGCGCGTTATGTGTCGCGGAGGTGGTTGTGGTAGTTCCTCGGCGACAGGTTCAATGGCTTCCGCGGCGGATGGGGCCAATTCTTCCTCTGAACTGCCTGGCTCAGATTCCTCTCCAGCCCCAGCCGCCTCTATTGGAATGCTAACTTCTACCGACGGCACGGGGACCGTCGCTTCGATGACTGGCCTCAGTGGGGGCGGTTCCTGTAGGTGATCGAGGGCTAGGGTGAGATGGTTGAATACTTCCTCCTCAGAACCGAAGCGGTTGACGAGGAAGGACACCACCTTCTGAATCTCTGCCCTTGCCGCTGCTACATCAGCCATCACTCACCTATGCGTTAGCTGCGCCTGGGTTCAGGCAGTTGGGCAGGTTGGACGGGATGCGCTGTGACTTCAGGCCGAACTTGATGTAGGTGACCGCTATCGGCTGAGTGCCGGCGGCGCCGGTGTCGGCGATGTCCACGCTAATGTGTGTGTAGCCATCGGTGAGCTGTTCAGCCCTGACCTCGAAGTAGAGGTAACTCTGCTGGGTAACGGTGGCATAGGTAAGGGTGCTCGAGGCCGTCTGGGCCAAGGCGGTCCAGGTCTCGTCACCGTCCAGAGTCGTCTCCGACTTGTACCAGCTCTTCGTGATGCTTGCCAAGAGCGTGCTGGTCCCGCTGACGGAAGCGGTGTGCTCGTAGAGTAGGGGCACGATAACATCGGCCCCAACACCTACGGCCTTCTGGATCAGGATGCCTATGCCCTCGCAGTCTATTAGCGAGATGCGCTTGCCGGTCGATGCACCAGACTGGGAGTCATAGGGCACGATGCACGGGCTGAGGTCAAAGGACTTGCCCAGTGCCGTCAAGATTGAAGCTGCCATATTCTCTTTCCTTTCGCCTCTCCTCGGAGGGTTTCAATGCCCCGAGGGGAATGGCCCAGGAGGGGGTGCTACTGCCCTCCTGGGCTGTGCTGCTATTAGCCGCGCTCACCCAAGGTGACGAATGGGCTCAGGGTGCTGCCGGAGTTAGCCGGCGTCAGTGCGCTCAGGAGCCAGCCGCGCCCGTCCACGCGCTCGATGACCCGGTAACTCGTGAGGTCGGTAGTGAATTTCGCGTGAATCGAAGACTCAGCTCTCATCTGCTGGCGGTCGCCGATCAGGTAGTAGCCGAAGTCGATGAAGCTGATGTCCTTGCCACTGCCGGCGCCACCAAGAGTCGGAACCTTCTCAGTCAGAAGAAGAGGCCGCCCCAGGATGGTTGCAGGTGGGCCAGTCGCGCCGTTGTTGAGCCAGATTGCGCTACCGCCTGTGCCAACATTCAGAGACATCGTGGCAATTTCAGGGAAGGTGTCGATGCTGGCCACCCAGACGGCACGCCCCAGCGAACCGGGGAACATCCGCGAGTAGCACTTAACCAAGTTCTCCCAGACGATGGTGTCGGCTGCCTGGTCCGTCTCCTTGGTGACGGTGATGAGAGCCGCGCTATTGAGGACGCCGAGGGGCTGGCCCACGCCGGAACCCGTCATAAAGGCGGTGTCCTCGTACCAGGCGATAGCCTCGGGTAGAAGCTGCTCAATCAGAGCTGCGAAGGATACGATGCTGTCCTGTAGCAGTTCGTTCGGAACCTCGCAGTGCGTAACGAGCTTCGATGCCTGAAGGACGACGCGCCCGAATCTGGCCTCTGTCTCACTGAGAGCCCCACCCTCTTCTGTCCAGGTGGCTGTGATTCCGCCGAAGATGCTGGACGCGTGGGAGGTAGTGTCAATGGCCGGGAAGGGAACGCGGGAGCTGTCCATCGGAATCACTCGCGCCCTTGGGCGAACGATAGCCGTCTCCAGCGCTACCCGTAGAATCTCAGCGCGGAGGGATTCAGGAACGAGGAATCCGCCGCTGGCCGGGTCGAGGCTGGAGTAGTCGTTGCGAATCTTCCGCCATCTGTCTTGCCCCGCCTGGTTCTGATGCCAGATGGAAGATAGGAAATCGGCGACGCTCGTGAACTCCTTGTCCAGCGGTGCGCCGAGAGCGTGACGGTTGTAGGCGGCGCCGTGACTAGCTGTGTCCTTGCCGATGGTGTCGGAGAGGTCGGGGCGCTTGACGCCGTACTCGGCCATCGCCGACTCTAGGTTAGCCTTGACCTCTTTGCCGATAGCGCCCTTGAGTTCCTCGGCGCCGGCGATGAAGGCGGCGATCTGGTCTTTGACCTGCTCAGCCAGGTTGCCCCGGTCGTCGATGGCCCGCGCATAGGCGCGAATCACATCCTTTAGCTGGTTCTCCTTGACGAGAGACGCGAGCGTATTGGTGTCGCCCAGCATCTCCTCCAACTCTTCGGGCTTTTCAGGGATTGGTATCCTTGCCATGTGTCTCTATCCTTTCTGTGCTTCTAAGATGCCCTCGCGGATGTCGCTCTTGTAATCGTGCGGGGGTATCTCGTGCTTCTTGTAGACTTGACCAATGCCCTCGCGCATGGCCTCCAAGAGTGAGGTGTCTGCGGGCACCGGTTCAGGGGCAGGTTCGGGTTCAGGCTTTGGAATCTCCTGGTTCAGCCACTCAGGGACGTGCTTGAACTTGGAGAGGTTGAAGATGCCCACGGGGGCCTGCGCCTTTGGCGTGTGGACAAGGCCATCGGCGAGGTTGGCAGCGACGGCTTCCTCCGCCCGGTACCACGTCTCATCCTTCATCTTGCCGCGCCAGAAGCCCTCATCACCGCCGGCCCTGCCCGCGTAAAGCGAGGCGATGGTGCCGCCCATCTTGTCTAGCGTCTCAGACATCTTGGCGTGGTCGGCTGAGTCGCCCAGCGTCATACCGAACGGCTCGTGGATCATCATCGTGGCGCCGGTAGCCATGAGCACGGAGTCGCCCGCCTGGGTGATGAACGATGCGCTCGAAGCAGCGAGGCCGTCCACAACGACGTTGACGGTGGCCTTGTGGTCCTTGAGGCTGTTGTAGATTGCAACGCCGTCAAACACGTCACCGCCTGGGCTGTTGACTCGCAGGTTGATGGCCTTGGCCCGTATGCCCTGCAAGTCCTTGACGAACTGAGCCGCCGTGACGCCGAACGCGCCGATTGCGTCATAGAGCATGACCTCGGCCACGTCAGCGGCGTCGCGGATTTCGTACCAGCTTCGACTCATAGGCCCATCTCCTGATTCACGCTTGCGCCACTGCGAGAAGCAGATTGCCAGCCGTTGTGGGTTGTCGGGGTATTCTTCCTTGAGTTCGCTCATGCAGCGCGAGACGAATTTCTGCTTCTCCTCGTCCTCTCGCGGCTTCGGCAGCGGCATATCTGTCCCTTCGCAGGCAAAGAAAAAGCCCGACATTTCGTCGGGCGACAAAGCGCACGATGACGTCGGGCCACTAAGGGCACTAGCTATTCAATTGTTAAATGCAGCTTATATCAGGCTATCGGAGTTGTCAATACCCCGTTCTGTACGACTACGGCAGTCTTGCAGCGTGGACAATCAAACCGCGCACCACTCACATCATGCCCTAGAAGCCGATTGCAGTTCGGACACCTCGCCTCCACCACCACCTTCCCCTCTTCCGCTGGCTCAGGCAACGCAGGCATTACAGGCGCGATAGCTGGCGGAGGCTCAGGCGGCTCTTCCAGGTCCTCGCGCTGAGTCGGCACGATGTTGGCCGGAATCAGGAATGTCCCTTCCTTGGGGTTGGGGTCAAGGCCAATTCCGTCACGCCCCTCTTCCCAGGACTGGAGGCCGGCCGCAACGTTCTTACGGATGCGCTCGTGAATCTTATCCACGTCCTCCTGTAGCGCCCGGATGTCAGACAGGTCGAATAGCACTTCGTCTATACCGCCGAAGTCAGGCACCAGCGACAGGTTCAGCACGTCGTCCAAGTCGCTCAGCAGCGGCGTCATTGTCAGATCCCAGAAGACCTGCCAGTCCTGTCTCTTGTTGGCGTAGCTCGAAGACTCGTAGCCAATGAGCAGCCCCAGGATCGAGCCGGGTATACCAAACACCATCGCGATCCGCGCCTCGGTCACGTTATCGATTTCCTTGGGAAGCGCGTCACGCAGGCCACGGTTGAGGCCCATCTGCTGGTAGGTGGATTCCGCCTGGTCCATGATGAGCATTTCGTGGTAGCCGCCGGGTCCGAACTGGCGGCGGAAGCGCTCGCTGATTTCTCTCTTGGCTTCGTCCGACAGTTTGTTCTTCACCGTGAGTATCGAGCCCGGGCCCGTGCCGCCGCGCTCGAAGAACGAACGGAGGAAGCCCTGCATATAGTCGTCGATGTCTACCCGCCCAGCCACGGCCATGAGCGGCGGCATACCGTAGTAATCATTGAGCGGGTTGCGCGTCTTGAAGTGGATTATGTCTTCGGGTGGGTAGACGATGGCTTCACTCCCCGTCCTGTATTCATAGGCAGAGATATACTTGTTGGCATCGGGGATGATCCTCACCCTGTCGGGCCGAAGCCGCCACAACTCGCCCACAGCTCCACCGAACGGCCCGCCCTGTGTCCGCGCTTTCAGAAGATAGGAGTTGCCGGCAAGGGCACGGTCCATAACAATTGTGCCCCACATCTGGCCCCTGCTCATAAACGGGTTAGGATTGCTCAATAGGCGGATGAGCGGATGGTTGGGCAAGTCGCGGTAGAAGCCGTTCCGAACCATGCGGGCGTAGCAGTCCTGAAGACTAACACCACGCGCTAGTAAGCGCTGCTCTTCGTTGCGTATCATAGGACTCTCGCGCTGCCAGCGGCGGCCCACGATATGGGGCTCACCCGCTGAGGTAGCGAGCATCTCGATACACGAGAAGACTATCTCGTTTCTCATGTAGGCACGGGAGTATCCCATATAGCTGCCCTGCGGCGTCCCGCCCCACTGTTGCCAGGCGGGTGTTATCGGCGGCATGGCCCTGGAGGGCCGGCGTACCACAGCCCAGAACACGTCAGCTATTGTGCCCATCGGTGGGCTCCTCTCTGCCGGTCTTCACCATCAATCGCACTAGCCCATCTGCACAAAGAATCCAGCCATGCACTTCCCATGTCTCGCCTTTCGGTATGGTGATGGGCGGCTCTAGCAATTCCCAACCTGGTAGAGTGGCAATATAGGACTCCAAGGCCTCTTCCGATTCCTCGCCCATTTCATATCCCCCTCGCTCCCTCGAACACGGCGACCGCGATCCCGGCCGCGCCGGCCA